CATCGTCAAATGGCAGTTCTTTGAACCACTCTGGCAAACGTAGTTCATCTGTTGGATATGCTACACTTGTATAGCCTAGTGGATTCTGTTTTAGTTTACAAACAATAACCTTCATACCATCAACAATCTCTTGCGAGTATTTGTCACCGTTCATACGTTTTAGTGTATTCCAGTTGATACTTGCTCGAACGTGTCCGGGCATGTTTGCTTTGCCTTGTTTTTGTTCTAGTCGCTGATAGTGACCAATCTTATTTGCACGTTTAGGAGAACCTTTCTCCCAACCAGGCATCTCTTGGAACTCTTTGCGGAACTTTGTAATACGTTCTAGTACATCTTCCTGCGGAGTATCAGTAAGCACCATAAGCAATAGTTCGCTCAAAAATTTCTGCATAAACACAGGCGTATCTGACCTACGCAAGTCCAAGCCCATTGCCTTTACCTTGCCTGGCTTACCGTCTACATCTGTTCTAAAGCCTTCGTTGTCAATAACCAATGCCGCATAACGCTTTTTAGTAATGTACAAACCCGACTGTGCAACAATTTCTCTACCTGCTGCAATAACATCCGAACGTGTTTTTGGACAATGAAATGCTTGTACCATAAACTTTTCAAAAGTTGTATTTGCTTGTTCGCAAACTTGATCATACAGTGCAATACATTTGTCAATATTAAAGTCAAGACGTCCAGCTTCTACATCTTCTTGTAGCACAGGCCATGCACTAAAGTACACAGAGTCAGTATCACCGTAAATAACTGCTTTACCTACGTGATCATATTCGCCTGTAATACAGTTGTTTACTTCTGCGCTCATATGCTTAACAATCTGTCTACCTGTCAATGTAGTAGACTGACCGATACGTTTATCGAAGAACCTACAACCTGGGTTAAGAATCGCACCATACAAACTGTTCAAGTTAATCTTTTTAACCAACTGTCGTTTATCCCAGTATTCGATTTCAGCTTCATTGCCTGCGTCTTTTGCTTTCTTAAGCATTTTCTGCATGTCTTTACGTTCTGCATACCACCGTTTAAGAATACCTGGAATAACACCTTCGAACTCTGTTGTAAAGATTGTGCCGTTAGCACTAAGCATCCACGGCATTTGACTGTCGAAGATTAGTTGATAAATCTCTGCACCTGACAGCACATCCGAACGTCCATCTTCCCAGTCAACTGTGAGTGCAACATCCTTGCGCTGGTCCATTACAGCTTCATATTCTTCAGTAGCAAATCGTCCTTCCCAACTACCTGCAAACGACTTCTTCTTAAGAGTCATATCTTCGTGTACACGGGCATCTGAAATTTCAGGACGTATCTGTCCTATAATAGTTTCTGGCGCCATATTCAGCGCACGAATTACTGATGGATACAGTGAGTTCAAGTCCATTGAGCCGATATATTTGTGCAAGCCTTTTTTAGGAAATGCAACATATGCACCTGCGGCTTGTGTATTTTCATCGTCACGCTTAGGACGATTTGGTACACGCAAATCTCTGTTGTGTGCTTCGTTGATAATACCTTGCTCTGTAACAGCAACGGCACCCATTGTTGTTTGCAGTAGCACAGTGTTTTCGTGTGCAACAGTATTAGAAAGATCAATAAAGCGTAGCTTTTTATCTAGTTTATCTAGTAGTGCAGTATCCTGAATGTTATATTCAATAAACTTGCGGAAGTCGTTGTTATACAACTGATCCAACGTACCTTCATACGGTACCTTGTTTTCGCCTACTTCAATCTCACCGATTGCATCCAGTCGATATGTATGACGTTCTTCATAAGTGTACTTACGATACAGTTCCAAACTATCCAAGTGTACACGACCTACTAGATCAAACGTAACTGCTGCTTTGCCATATTTTTCATATTCACGCTTCTTGGGCAACTGTCCCCACAAGCAGAATCTACGTGTGTCGTCTTTGCTTAGTACACGGGCAGTTCTGTTTACAGTATACGGAATATCATAACCTTCACTGTTCCAGCCACTTAAGATATCAGCATCATCAATCAATGTCAAGAACGTGTCAATCATATCACCTTCACGTTCAAACAACATTACATTTTCGATGCCTTCGAGCTCTTTCTTTGCCTGCTCCATTGTAAGCGTCTTAGGTGGAACAGCAAGACACACCATTGTTTCTAACCACTGTAAGTATACACTTATAGATGTAATGGGCATAAATGGATCTGCTGGATCAGCAAAGCCACGCTCTGGATCAAAGTCTGTCTCAATATCGAAAAACGCAATGTTTAGTTTAGGAGCATCTTGGTTGAGATAGTTCTCACTCAAACACTGGAAGATTGGATTGATGTCGCTTTCAAACAATTTCTTGCCTTTGTTAATAGCAACTTCTTTGCGAAAGTCTTTTGTGTTCTTACATACAATACGACTTAAAGGATCGCCGTACACACTCTTGTACTTGCCTCGAGGGTCTTCGTAATAGAAAGTATATTTTGCTTGGTATTCGTGAAAGTGTCGCTTTCCGTCTCTGCGTTCTACGACACGTATAATATCTTGATCACGATCGAACATCGCGTCTACGTAAGGCATTTATTTCTCCTGTTGCTTATGGCCAACTTAACCATCTACCTGTCCGTAAGTGGACGACTCTTTGTATATATTAAAATACAAACAATTGGAAAAGCGAAATGGTATTCATGATAACGAACCAACTACATAGTACAATAACGAATGCTGCTTTTCTAATCACTGCACTAACAACTCCTAGTATACTTCCTATCAGATACATAGGAATAAAAATCTTAGTAGCAGGTGCTAGTACTGTGTAAGTAAGCACTGCTGAGGCACATATTAATAATGCAGCCTCAGCCATTTCAGCATAAAATGCAACTGGTGATGAAGTATAACTGTCTTTTAAAAACTGTTTTATTCGTCTCACTTATCATAACCTAGCGTTGTAATCAACGTCTCAAGATCATCAAAGTCACTGTAATGCTTGTCCCAGTCACGGTTTTTAGCGATTTTAATTGCTTTGTTAATCATAGCGGGTTTAATATCAAGCTCTTCTGCAACTGCTTTTACTGTATCTTTAAGGCCTGCTTGTAAATCTTCTACTTCTTGCATAACTGTAACGCCTTCACGAACAAGTCGTTCTAGTTTTGCTTTTTCTTCTGGACCATAGGTACGATCACTCATAAGGTTCTCCTGTTAATAAGTTTAAATAATTATAGTATAGTTTTATTGAAAAGTCAAGTGTTAAAACACTTTTTTATTGTCAAATGCACGTTCCCATCCAAAGAACTGTGCTTTGTAGTCCGAATGGTCATCGCTTGATAGATTCTCCCATTCGTCTTTGCGTTGGTATAAACGCATTGCGCCATCATACCAATCTGTTGAGTCTATAATACTTTCTAAACGTTCTTTCGCAGCTTGTGCTGCTTCTATAGTATCAAAGTCTTGTTCGATGTGTATCACTTCCATTACTATGTCATGTGTAACATAATCTAATGAAAAGTCAATTCCCCATTTAGGTTTAATGTTTAATAGTTTTTGTAGTATAGGACGATGTCTACAAACTTCTTTTATTTGTTCTCTTGCTTCGCCTGCAAATGCATAACGAGTTAGTAGCATACAGTGGTCTAATACAAGACCATGTTCACTTTGCTCCGTATCTTGGTACCATTCTTGCACAGGCGCTATATGATATTGTATTTCTCTATTAAGTTCTACACCGTTTGCTTCGTAGTGTAAATGCTCTAGAGGTGTAGGAACTTCATATCCGTCCTTGTCAAAGTCTTTGAACGGAAGTGTTTCTACAAGATGTCGTTGGATTGGTTTTCTAAGGTAAGGATCATTAGTAAAATTAGGATGTAAGTTTACTAGTCTCATTTTTCCTTTAGCATTGCCCAAAGCTCATCAGCAATTGATTCGTATGCTTTACCTTTGTGCTTTTCTTTGCGAGGTAATACCTTCTTCTTGTCTTTGTGTGCTCCGCCTGCTCCGCTTTTGCGAATATCCTGCATTGCTTGTGCATTTGGGTCACGTGGCTTAATTAAAGGTTTTTGCATTTGTGCTTCTAGCAGAGACTCTAGTTGTGCAACACGAGCTTCTAGAGCTGCAATACGGTCTTCTTCTTCGCCTACTAGTTTATCCTTTAAAGGATGCTTTGTGCGTCCTGGTTGTGCTTTAGGCATTGGATCTTTGCCTTTTGCTTGACCGGCACTACCTGTCTTTTGTTTACCTTCTGTTACTACACCTGCTAGTGCAGCAAAGTCTGAAATACTATCGATATCAAGAGGCATACTACCTTCACTTACTTCAACACTTTCTTCAAGATAATTTTTAGTAGGTGGTGCATCTAAATTGCCGCCGCCTTGTGCTACTTGCTGTAGTTTTGCTAAATCTTCTCTAGGATCAGTTGGATCCATTTGGAATAATTGTTGTTGTAGTTTGTGAAAATCCATTGTTACTTCTTCCTCCCGGCACAATGTGCTTTTTGGCTAAATCCTTTTGGATTGGAGCAGTTGATACTTCTTTTGTATTTTTCTGACCATTTTTCGTTTACTGATTCTTCTAGTTGTCTGCCGCCCATCTTCTGTATTGCGTTTTCTACGTACAGTGCAAGCTCAAAATCTAGTTCTGTTAGGCCTTTAACATCGTGTGTAGTAATAGCTATAGTTACTTCATTGTAAAAGTTCATGAAATCTGCAAAGTGATCTAATTTAATCTGTGGCTTTTCGAGGAACATTAAAAAGCGTAGCACAGTATTATAATCATCTAGAGCAATTTTTTTGTATAGATAAGTGCCCTTTCTAATTTCCCAATTAGGAAGGAACTTTTTTCTAATCTGTTCTGCTTGCTCTATATCTAGTTTTTTCATTTTTTCTTTGCTAGTTTAGTTGCTGTTGCATACATTACTGCTTCTGCATCTTTGCCATAACGATCTTTGAAATCGCCTTTGGCTTTTTTCATACCTTTAACTATCTTTTCTTTTTTTTTACTTCGCCTGTGCTAAGTGTGCGTTCTGCTAGACGTGCATGTAGGCTAGACTTATATTCGTCTTTTTTGCTTTCTGCATGCATTGCTGCCATATGCTTTTTATACTTCTTAGTACCTTTTTTATGTGGGCTTTTGCCTTCCTGCACAGCATTACAGTTGCAGTGTTTGCAAGTTGGCGGACATGTGCAGTCTTCTGCTTTAACATCACTACCACAGCACTTGTCTGAGCAATGTGTGTCTCTTGCTTCTGTAACTTCTTCGCTAAACTTCTGATCATAATCCATTGTATGATATACACTGCCCATGTAATCAGCTGCTTTAGTAATTTTTGATTGCATCCAGCCTTCGATACCTTCTGCTTCGCTTACACCTTTTAGCATGTCATGTAGCTTGATAGCATACTTTGCGATTTTATACAAATCAGCACGAGCCATTTGCACTTCATGATCACGTTCTGCGATATCAGCAAGTTCGCCTAAGCCTTCCTTTACTTTATCTTTCATATCTGTTCCTCGTTTTTTCTTTGTAGTATCAAGTTCTTTTTTATCTTTTTTAGGTTCGTCTTTATCAGGCCGTAAGGCTGACAACTTATTATAGTTCTTATAACCGTGTTTAAGACTTTTTATGACTCCCATACTACGCTCCTATGTTATATTTATGCTTTTTTAGACTTAGGCTTCTTTTTCTTGCCGCCCATTAAGTTGTCACTGTCTAGTCCGTTTTTAGGAATACGTTTTTGCATAGGAGCAACTGGTGCATTCACACTTGCAATTGCACCTGCGGTAGTAGTTTCTTTTACAATATCTTTCATCTTCATTTTAAGTATTCCTTATATGTTTTCCAATAGTTTTGGCGTTCGTTAGTGCTTGCTCGTCGGAGCTCGTGTTCTTTTAACTTAGCAACATAATGACTTGTTTCTATGTCGCTAGTGTCTGGGAATAGTTCTACTATTTTTTCTTTCGTCCACTCTTCATGTTTGCGCACCAATGATACATCCTCGCTTTCTCACCTGAGCTATTCTTGGCTCTCTTTCTTAAACTTGTAACACTACCATTGCAACTAGCACCTGCACGTTTTACACGCCCTGGTCTGCTTTTGCCTTTTTTCTTACCATCCGCAAAGTTTTCGTTATACGCTTTGTCTGTTGCAGACTTTGCACGATCAGCATCTGGATGTTTTGGATTTATAGTAACTACTTCGCCATTAATAAGTTCTGCAATGTTTGCACTCTTGCCTACAGTATCTAACAGTTGATGTAGTTTATCATCGGGATCATAGTTACCGCTTTCGTAACCTTTTTTACCACGCACTTCGGTGCGCTTACCTGTCTTAGTATCTTTGATGTGCAGAATATACATGTCGTAGTCACGTTCTAGTTGTAACTTGTATGCTTCGTTTATATCGTCACTGAACTTTGTATGTAGTTTTCTAGTTTTTCTACGTCCTGAAAGTTTTGCTGCTTTATAGCCTTTGCGATAAGACTTTGATTTTAGAGCTCTTTCGATAAATTTTAAATGATCATAATAGTTAGGATCTTCAGCGATATGATCTAACGCAATTTCTTTTGCAATTTTAAAGTCTGATGTGTGTTCGTATTCCGCTTCAATGCCCATTTCTAACTGCTTTAGGATATGTCCTGTACTTACATTGTGCATATCGGCAAGCTCTTTGACGCTAGGCGTAGGCTTGTCTAGATCATCTACACTGTGACCACCTTCCATTAGTGCCCACTCCATTGCTGTATACCGTTTTTCTTTGTCTTCAGCCATACCTAAGTTAAAAAGCACATTAGTTTTAGAACCTTTTACTTTTTTGCTTAGTGTAGGTGGACGTCCATCTTTGTCAACAGTGTTACCAAACTTTGCTGCTTGCTTTTTAAGTTCGTTTGGACCTACATCAACAGTTTGATTCTGTTTAGTTATACGTCCAACACCTGCTGCTTCTTCTAGATCCTTAGCTCTCATTTTTTCTTACGTCCTCTAAATTGCACAGCCCCTGTCATGTAAGGTTTTGAGAACCAAAGTTTAAACCAGTCTTTGTCTCCTGGCTTAAGATTCATTTCTTTTTCTTTTTTCTTTAGCTCAGCAGCAGTTTCGGATGGATTTTCTTCAATTTTGTACTCAGTATAACCTGTGTACTTGTTGCGTATACCTGCTAAGTGTTGAAGATCTTTTATATCCATAGATCATATGCCCATCTTTTCAGCCATAGCATCTAGTGTTCTTGCATCAACATGCATAAAACGTCTTGCTGCATTGGCGGCACTAATAGATTCGTCTTTCATCATCTTCAGTGCCATTAGATACTCTTGTTTATAAACCTTAGAACTAATAATCTTCTTTAGATCACTAATAGGCGATCCTTCTTCAACTGGTTCTGCAACACCCATACCTTTGCGTACAGCGTTAAACATTGTTTTAGCAAGTTTAGGATCAGGCACGCCTTTTGCAAAAGACTCTAGTTCGCCCTGTGCTGCTAATGCTCGCATTTTACTTGCACTCATGCCGCTTACATCGTCTGCGTCTGGATCACGTTCGCCTGCACTAACAACTTTTAGTGTATCAAACTTGAAAGGTACTTTTCCGCTCTTGTCAGGTTGACCGTTGTACTTGTCAAACATGGCTTGGAAGCCATCGACTCTGTCACTACCAGCAATAAACACAACATCAGTATATCCTAAACTCTGTAGCATTTCTAATGCCTGTACAGGTGTGCGTACACTCTGATGTCCTACATTAACACTTGGAAAAAACTGCTTTGCAAACTTTAATTTAGTTGCGAAGTCTAGCGGATCTGTTTTAGGCTTTTGTGTTTGACTTAAGAATAGATAATGATCACCGTCTATGCTAGTTAGCTTGTCTACTAGTTTGGCATGACCAACAGTTGGTGGATTAAGTCTACCAAATGCTAGTACTGCTTGTTTTTTCGGTGCTTCAAATAATTCTCTTAAAAACATTGCCTATCCTTAGTTTGGCTGCCAGCGTGATCTAGGTACAAGTTTTGTCTTAGTATCTAGTGCAACATAACCTTCGCCGCCTTTTTCACCTGCTGTAGTTGCTTTTACATCTGAGTCAGCATCATCTAATTGATCAATAATATGATCTTTTACAGTCATGATCTTTTTTACTAGTCCAAATATGCTAGGTAATGCTTTTGGCATTTGCTCTGCCATACCTTTGATTTTTGCTTGCTTGTTAGCACTGACTTTACTGGTGGCTAGCCAATCAAAAAAGCTGTTTTCGATGTTTTTTAGTTGTTGTGTGCGTGTCATATGATTAACATACGTATAAATGATGTTTTTCATATCACTTAAACCTTGCACAGGTGCCAAAAACTTGTCAATGATTGGTCCTGTTTTAGCAGCCATTGCTCTAATTTCTTTTACTTCTGCTGTATCAACTTTGGGCTGGTGTGATGTATATGTTTGTCCTAGTACAACTGCATCTTCACTGTTTAGTTCTTGTACATCTGATATAGGCTGTCCTGCTTTGTCACCAAAAAACTCATATTTGCCATGCACAGCAACACCGACTCTACTATCGTCAATGCGACTACCTAAATCGCTAGTTTTATCTACATCATATGTAACTTTGTTTGGTGTAAATTGATACGTTGTATCTGTCTGAGTTGGAAGTTTACGTGGCGTCCATAGCAAGTCACCATACACATACCCTTTAAAATCAGGAGGTGTTGCACGTTCCATTATTTTAAAAATTTCACTCATATCAGCTGCAAAGTCTTTGCGCCAATCTTCGCCTTTGCCTGTATTAAGTATAAACTTTGAAAGGTCTTGTGGACTAGTTGATTTGTTTCTGCCCCAGCCGTTTTTGCCTACGAGCACAAACTGTCCATTAGGTTCCCTCCCCCAATAAACTGTTGGGTTGCCATCCCATTTAATTGCTACATCTGAACTGTCTTTGCCTAGTTTTTCAAGGATATCGGCTGCTTTGTTAGCACCTTCTGATCCGTCGACAAACACAAGGTCTTCTAAGTGTTGATATTCTCTACCTACTTTTGCTTCTGTTAGTATACGGAACTCTGAGAAACGCATTAGTACTCTCCATTTCTCAATCTATCCATTTCTTCACGACAAATACTAGACATTAACATTTTTGTATCGTCAAGTGTGAGAAGTTCTTTTGGGTCTCTGCAAACATTATACTTGCTGTTATACATAGCACATGCTGCTTCTATCATAGGCTTTAGTGCAGGAAAGAAATTACTGTCTTTTGCTTTGACTTTCTTTTGTAGATCTACCATACAAGGCATGTAATGACGACGATAAAAGTCTTTGTCATTACGCATGAAGATTTTCATGTCTTCTACAATGTCAAAAGGTAATTCTTTTGTTTCAAATTCTACTAATCTTACCATTTGCGACAGCTCCAGTAACGTGCTTTTGTTCTTGGTCCTGGATTATCACAGTTGTGTCTTGCACGGAATGAACGTCTACGTGCTGGATTAGACTTTTTGATTTTCATGTTAGGGTCGCCAAAGTTAACTTTCTTAACATTCTTGGTCTTAGGATCCTTAACGTATACTTTAAACTTTTTAACATCGCCACGCATTGGCTTGCCTAGTGGAACTTTACGTCCTTGGTACTCTGCTTCGTCCATGTCTTCATCTTCGTTGTACCACATAACACCGTATTGCTCGAAAAACTCGTCACCGTCGTAAGTTTCTTCGTCGAGATCCATTTCTTCATCAGTGCTGATTTCAATGTCAAAGTCATCGTAGCCATTTTCAAACATCATGTCTGCAAGACGTTGTGCAAACTCATTTGACTCTTCTTCGCTTAGTCCTCTAGGCAAAGGTATTTCAATGGCTGTGCCGCCTTGTTCTGTTTCGAAAATATCTTGACTAGGAAAAACACTTTCGTCTAGTTTAATACCTTCTTGTTTTTCCATTACTATTCTTACAAAGTGTTCCATGTCGCTACCTTAATGATTTAGATTAATATTACTTACTGTACCGTCAGTCCAATTGCTTACATAAGCACGGACCCATACATAGTTGCCTGTAAAATTATATATGTGCGATCCAGTGTTATAAACACCGCTATCATCTGTACTTGTTAATTCTGTGTTAGAAATAGTAAACCAATCATCTGCTCCGGGATCGACAGCAAGTGTACCTTGCATCTGTATAGTTCCTTGGAACCCACTGACAGTATATTGGACAGTATGCAAACCGTCACTACGTCCATAGTAACCGTCGCCTCTGTACTTGTCACCTGTAAGGGTTTGTACGCTACTATCCCCTACGTGTGTTTGATTTGATAAAATTATTTCACTATTACTCGGCATACTGTTATTTATCAGTTTTTGGACTGTAAACAATTTTATCCACACGTTGGATGTTGCCACCTACAATAAGGTTTACTAGATTAAGTACCTTTTCGTCACGAACGTAAAAGTATAGGCCTTTGGTATAACCATTGTTTTGTATTTCGTTATATGTGACTGGACCTATTCTTACTTTATCAGGGTTGCTGTCTACCCAATTAGTAAAATTACTAGCAGTCTTTTTCCCTAGTGTAATCTTATATTGCATAGTTGTAGGTTGATGTACTACAATCGTATTTGCTTCTAGAAGATTTATGTTACTAGAATCAGGCTCCCAAAATTCTACTATATTTTTTACTTTAGTAGACAGTCTTTTCAACCAATTGAGGTTATTAGAGTAGACTTGTATCCGCGGATGTTCCACTCTAAGTTTCATATCATTAAAATTTGTAAACTCGTGGAACAATATTTGTGCCTGCTGAAACTCAGACTTTTCTATCCACTCACTGCGTAATCCTCTAGTGAAAGTAAGTTGTTCTTCTCCACTTTCAAGTTGGCTCTGCAACTTATCTAAGTTTTGTTTAGCCCATGCATAGTTCTTTTCACGAAAGAGGTGCGAAAGCTGATTGCGAACAACCAGCTTATATGCATATTCATTGTAGAATAATTTTGTTGTTTCAAACTTCAACAAGTACGGCATCCTCTTCACACTGTAAATGCAATTGATTATCTTCTGCATTATAATCAATATTTAGTATGCCGCCGTTTTTAAGTTTTCCAAACAGTAATTCTCTAGAAAGCTCTTTCTTGATTTCGTTATCAATTACACGTTGCAAAGGACGAGCACCCATTTTAGGATTAAAGCCTTTGTCTACCAAGTAGTCAAGTGCTTCGTCTGATACATTAACAACAATGCCTTTGTCTTTGACCATTTCTCTAAGCTCATGCAAGAACTTACCAACAATTTTAAGCATAACTGGCTTGCCAAGTTTAGCAAATGTAATTGTTGCATCTAGTCTGTTGCGGAATTCTGGAGCAAAATACTTTTTAAGAGCTTTATCTTCATACTCGTTTTCCATTTCGTCGTTAAAGCCAATTGTATTTTTCTCTGCATCTGCTGCACCTAGGTTAGTTGTTAGGATTAGCACACAGTTACGTGCATCTGCTTCCTTACCGTTAGATCCAGTAACAATACCATTGTCCATAAGTTGTAGTAAGATTTGACTTACATCTGGGTGTGCCTTTTCAATCTCATCTAACAACAATACACAGTTAGGATGTTCTTGTAATTTAGTAATCAGCTGTCCCGCTGAGTCTTCGTAACCAACATAGCCTGGAGGTGAACCAATAAGTTTAGCTACACTGTGACGTTCTTGATATTCACTCATGTCAAAACGTATTAGTTCTGATCCTAGCTCAAGTGCTAGTTGTTTAGCAGTCTCAGTTTTACCTGTGCCTGTTGGACCCATAAACACAAAGCTGCCAATTGGACGATTGTCTGGTTTTAGACCTGCTTGTGCAACTAAGATTTTATCAACTAGAGCTGTAATTGCTTCGTCTTGTCCATAAACTTTTGCTTTAAGGTTCTTTTCAAGATTAGCAAGACCTTCTGTTTCTGTTTGTGCAACAGTTTCGACAGGAATCTTAACCATTTTGCTTAATTCAAACTCAATCTCAGCTTCACCAACAACTTTATCTTCAGTTTGTCCTTTAAGATTAAAGCGACTACATGCTACATCAATCAAGTCAATTGCTTTGTCAGGCAACTTTTTATCATTTTGATATTTTACACTGAGCTTTACTGCTGCCTCGATTGCTTGTTCTGTAATTTGTGTGGAATGAAAATCTTCATAATACTTTTTAATACCACGCAAAATGTCTTTTGTTAGTTCTGGTGTAGGCTCGTCAACAGTTACACGCTGGAATCGACGCATAAGAGCACGATCTTTTTCAAAGTACTTGCGATATTCTTCCCATGTAGTTGAAGCAACAACTTTTAGATTGCCTTTAGTTAGTGCAGGCTTTAACATATTAGCAAGATCGTTTGATTTATCACTGCCGCCAGCGCCAGCACCATTCATCATGTGTGCTTCGTCAATAAACATCACAGTCTTGCCTTTGCGTTCTAGTCCTTTAAGAACAAGTTTCAAACGTTCTTCAAAGTCGCCACGATACTTTGAACCTGCAAGCATTGCACCAATATCTAGATTGTATACTTCATACTCTTTTAAGAATTCTGGCACATTATCATTTACAATATTATATGCAAGTCCTTCTGCAATAGCAGTTTTACCGACACCTGGATCACCTACTAGGAGTACGTTATTTTTACTTCGCCGTCCTAGTGCTAGTGCAATACTATCTAGCTCTTCTGAACGTCCGATGATAGGATCAATTTTGCGTTTACTAGCAAGACGGTTTAAGTTAACAGTAAATGCATTAAGCGCACGGTTCATTGCTCCTGAGAGTTCTTCATCTTCGTATTCTGCTGTTACGCCGTCGTCGAGATAAGAAACAAAACTTTCTTTAGCTACGCCTGCTTTTTCTAGCCAATAGTTACTAATGCTCTTCTTTTCACTGAGCATACTAATAAGAACATCAGATAATTCGATATGATTTCGTCCTGAAAATAATACCTGTGTAAAGGCACGATTAAGAACACGTTCTACTGATTGAGTCTTTTTAGGTTTATAAGTTGGTTCGTCTATAACAATTTCTTCGCAACCGGTTTTAAGATGATTTTCTAAATTAGACTTGACAAATTTAGGGTCAACACCATAACCTTCCATAAGTGTTTCAAATTTTTCTTCGCACAGCATAGCAAACAGCAGATGTTCTACTGTAACATATTCGTGATTAAGTTTGCGAGCGTCTTTGATTGATTTTTCAAAGACTAGTTTTAGGTCTTCGCTAGGTTCTACCATAGTGTTTTTATTACTCCGTTTACTTTAAACTAGTATACTATTGCTTGACTAGGATGTCAAGTTGTTTCTAATTTTTTTGAGCTTGTTAACAATGTTGTTATCAGCTATTCTTTCTATCTTCGGTATCACTGTTAAAATTAAATTACCCCTTTTGCCTGTTTTAAAGTCAGGTGTGCCGTAGCCTGACAGTTTGAACTTTGTAAATTCTCTTGTAGCAGCAGGAATATTTAAACTTATTGTTTTGCCATCAACTGTTTTAATATCCTTCTTAGCGCCTACTATTAAATCTAGTGCATTGATGTAGGTATCTTGAAACACATCGTTTCTTTCTCTTTGATATCCCTTAGGCATCTTTACGTTTATTTGTATTAATAAATCGCCACGTAAATTATTTTGCACATAGTTGCCATACTGTCTAAATCGCATGTTCATCCCATTATGTACACCTGGCGGAATATCGACATTTAAGTGTTCGACTTGTCCTGTGTTAAGTCTATATGACACTACAACCTTTTTACCGATATAAACATCTCCTAAATCAATTGTGGTTTGCAAATGGATATGAGGGTTGACTGGCTGTCGCATTTGGGAAAAAATATCACCAAATGGATTAGCACCATCTCTAAAATGCTGATGGTTGAAATTAAATCCTCCCATGCCAGCAGTTTGCCCATGGTCGTATTGTGCCCTTTTATGCGGATCTTTTAGGGTATCGTATGCTTCGTTAATTTCTTTGATTTTAGAAGGGTCACCACCGCGATCGGGATGATGTTGCATTGCTAGTTTACGATAGGCCTTTTTCAAGTCATCGTTGCTAACATCTTTATGTACACCTAATACAGAATAATAGTCCATACAATTACTTATCGTACGGACTATTGCGTTTACTTAGTAGTGATTACTTTTTCTTGATAGCATCAGCACCAAAGAATGCTGCAACTAACGCAGAAATAGCAACAAAGTATGTAGGAGCAATGTCGCCAACAATTCCTGCTGCTGTGTCTAATCCTAAGAAACTAGTTGCAACAATAGTAAATGGATATAGTAGCATACCAAATAGTGCAAACCAAGTCATGTTGCGCATTGCATCACGCTGCGCATCTTTGTCTTCTAGTTCTTTACGCTTAAACTCTAGGTGCATAGCCATTTCTTCTTTTGAAATGTGTCCGTCACCGTTTGTGTCCATACCTTCAACTGCTGCTGCGTCGATTGTTTTAGTTTCTTCTGCCATTACTTATCTCCCTCAAGTTTTTTAATTCTGGCGTCTAGTTCTGGCCATACATCAAACTCGTGTAGTTCTTTGCATGGATGACTATGCTTTTCTAGTTGTTCGAGACGAGCCTCAATCTCGTCAATCTTTGAAGTTATTTTAGGATATTTTACACGCCAAGCATTTGGATCATTTTGTAACCAAGTCCATCCCCAGCGTATTGCTAGATATTCTAAAGTAGCATCAAATTTCTGAACACCCCATGTTGCCATTCTAGTGTCTTTAAACCAGAATAAAAATGCGGCACCTAGTAGTGACCCTGCAATACTAGTGTAAATCCATAAGCGGTCTCCCGCCATTTGTGTAATCATGTCCCACATAATAACTCCCTCAAAATGTTACTAAGTGTATTTATGCTAAAGTGTTAATAGTAAAGAACAGGGACAGAGTACCAGGAATTTTACCACACCTTCCAAAAAGGGTCCTTTTCTTCCTTTTCCTGCTGTTGTGCATCTACTTGTGCCTTTGCTCCGTCGATTTCTGAGTTAGCAGCATCGAGTGCTTCGTTTGCGTTCTTATAGTAGTTTTCGTATGCAGCAACAATTGCTTTCTGCTGTTGTATATAAGATCTTATGTCATTGAAGTTAAGCGATAGATTTTCATATCCTTTGTCTGTTAGTGCAAAGAATACAATAGGTCTGCCATTCTTTGAAAGTTCGGCAACCTTTTCTTCAAAGTTTTCAGGAGTAAGAAGTATCCAATTAACTTCTTTCATGTTAATCTGTTCTGGATTAGGAAGTACTAGTTCAGGCTTCTCAATTGGCTTTGCAGATACTTCTATGCGCTGCGGCATAGACGAAGTACAACCACTAATCGCTAGCAGTGTCAGCAGGGCCAGGCCATAACCAAGGACATTCCCTGTTAAAAGCTTTACCATCTTTTGCTTCCTTTTCTTTATCAGTTAATTCTGCGCCTGCAAGTAGTTCAAAACATCTACCTGCATTTATTGTACCTCTGTTTACTAGTTTTTCTACAAGTCCGGGCTTGTTAGATCCTAGTACTGCTAGATCGTGCTTTGCTAATTTATCTGATAACACATTGTTTTGTTGACGTATTGCAGCAAATTCTGCATTTACACGAGTTAATTCTTCATTTGCTTTTTTAAAGTCTGCTTGTAAACTAGCAACAGCCGCTTCACTTGTAGCAACGGCTGTTTCTAGTTTTGCATTGTTTTCGTTGAGGATTGCGATGCGTTCCTGTGTATCTTGATAATACATCCAGCCTGCACCGCATAGTGCTAGCATCATAATTCCCATTACTGCTGCTAGTTTCATCCCCATATTAGTCTCCTAGTAGTTTACCAAGTGTAGCTGGTCCTGCAATACCGTCTGCTGTTAGACCGTTTGCTGCCTGCCACTCTTTTAACGCACGTTCTGTGCCTGGACCAAATGCGCCATCTGCACCGATACCTAGTGCTTCTTGCATCATTTTAACACCTTCGCCACGTGAGCCTTTGCGTAGTACACCGATATCGTCGATATCTATATCACCGTCGTCACCATCGTCTGTACCTAGGTCATCTGCATCCATGCCTAGCACCTGTAGTGCATGTTTATAACGCTTCTGACGATCTTCTAGTCCAATGTTGCCACCGTTGATCTTTTTAGTCATTTTTACAACATCATCTGTGTCTGCAATGTCGTTTAGATTGTTTGCGTCCCAGAACCAGCAAGCTGATTCAATAGCACCTGCTGGAGTAGCTACATATTCTGCTGCTTCTTCTGCTGTCATATCTACACTCTTACCAAAGCGTGTATAGTTGTCACGTCCTGTTAATTGCTTTAGACCACGACCGCGGAATCTCCAACCATCACCTTCTTCAGTGTTGCCCATTTTGTATTTACGGAACTCGTCGTTGTAAACACGATTAGCAATCATTTCTGGGTTACGTGCATATTCATCTGCGTCTGCTTTTGGTGGCTCGCCAAAGTAACGTCCAAATACTGAACGAAGTGCTTTTGCTGAATAGTTTAGATTTTCTTCTAGGCGTTTAAAACCGCCTGATTCGTGGGCGCACTGGCTTAAGAAGTGTGCTACACGGCGTTCTGTTGTAATACCATACTTTGGTAGTAGTTCGCATAGTGCGTCATACCAATCATCTGCATCAGCGGAGATAATCTCGGCAAGATGGTCTTTAGTAAAGTCAAATTCAAAGCTCATATTCTGGTCCTTTATACTACGATTCTTTCAAGTACAAGTGTGTTACCCTCGTTTTCGAAAGCCAACTTGTGTCCGTATTTAGTAATATTGTAGTCTCCGACGTACTTAGAGAGGAAAATTATTTCTGCAAAATCATTTGCATTAAAACTTTCTTGTATTGCATCTAGTGTTTCTTGTGTAGGTCCATAATCCACAAAATTAAATGCAATTGGGTCTGCATAGGCTTTCTTAATGGTAAGTTTGTCACCTACCATGTTTACTTCTTCTAAGTAACTGCGGTTAAAAAATTCTTTATAGTTTGATTCTTGCATAGTTGCTGCATAAGCATCGCTGTCTACAGGAATATCATTTGTAATGTTTTCGATAGTTGCTTCGTTACTACGGAAGTTTTTATGATATCTATACTTGATTTTGTCTAATCCTGTAATCTTACCTACACCGTCTAGTATTTCAGCAATTTGTTCGGGTGCGTGTCTTGATCTTTCCATCTCAATGAACACTTTATATGTACCGTCACTTTGCTCACCGGGTGTGCTATCAGCATCTAGTACAAACTCATAACCTTTTTCTAAAAAGTTTTCAAGATCCTTTGCTGCTTCTTGTTCTTTAACACTAAAACTAAGTGTAACAATGTCAGCATCGTCGCCCATTTTGCTTTTGTAACTATCGATTTCAAAAACATCGTATACTAGGTCTTCTAAATCTCTTTGTCTAAGTCCCATTATACTGTATCCTCTGTTCCTGCTAATGCTGCATCGGCATCTTGTGGTTCTTGCATAGGTGTTGGCGCAACTGCTGGCTGTTGTTGTGCTGCTTTTTGCTCTTTGTATCCACCGTAAACATCGCCTAGTAAACTCTTAGGCATTTTAATTGTCACTAACCAAACAGGTTTGCGATCTAGTTTACCTTTTTTGGTACCCGGACGCATGTCGCCTGGTTCTCTAATTTTTCTTGGAACAACAACATAATCTTTTTTGTAGGTGACTTTGCAGTCATAATCAACTAATCGTTTTGCACCCATAGGATCTGGCATTTCTTCAGCATCCCATACAAATGCACAGGTAACCCAATGTCTATCAATATCAGGGCCTTGTGCTAGTTCGCCTTCTTCCCAATTCTTGTATACATATAGATCTAGTTCGTCTATTACTCGCTCAAAATCTTTTAATATGCTAAATGCAGAATCTGAGTTGTATAGGTTTTCTATATTTTTTACAATATCTAAGGTATCTTTCATGTTGTCTTTCCCTTGTTATAGTTATTTATCGTAATTGAGGACTTAACTAATAGTTTTTTCTCTGACGTTTATTGCTAAATATCTTTGTAGGGCATTGTTCCTACGGGCAATTACCCTACAGCAAATCCATATAGGAGGACACTTAATGGGTGCAAAAAGAAAAGCACAAAAACGTGCAAACGGCAACTACACTAATGTAGTTGACTTTAATGTTCATCAAAAGAAACAACAATCAGTTTCAATTATTCCAAGAAACAAAAATCAAGAGCAATACGTACTAACACTGTTAGACCCGTCGAAAGATATAGTCTTTGGCATCGGGCCGGCAGGAACAGGAAAAACGCTGTTAGCTGTACAAGTGGCTGTTAAACTGTTCAAGGAAGGTAAAATTGATAAAATTATCGTTACAAGACCTGCTGTTTCGGTTGATGAAGATCTAGGATTCCTACCAGGAACACTAGAACAAAAAATGGCACCCTGGACAAGGCCTATCTTCGATGTACTTCGCGAATATTTTGATGCCCGTCAAATTGAAGGTATGATCGAAGAAGGAATTATTGAAATTGCTCCACTAGCATATATGCGTGGACGTACTTTCAAAAATGCATTTATACTTGCAGATGAAATGCAAAATGCTACACCTAATCAAATGAAGATGCTATTGACAAGATTGGGTGAAAATTCCATGATGGCTGTAACAGGCGACCTAGCACAAGCAGATAGACTCAAAGATAATGGTCTTATTGACTTTACAAATTTACTCGAGTCTCAAAACACAACCCATTTGGACGTAGTCCGTTTCCATCAAGGAGATATTGAAAGACATCAAGCAGTAAAAGAAGTTTTACAAGTATACGGTGACGATTAAAATTACTTAGGGAAGTGGATCTTTTGAAACACTTCCCGCTTCTTTCTTGATTAGATAGAGCAAATACTCGTTTTGGGTATAAATTAAGTTCCACGATCTTCCTTTTATCGGAGGACGACCCATGTCATCGAAAAGTATTTCTAGCAAGACGTATTTCTTCAGCCAAATCGTTTTCTTGCTAAAACTACTGCGCACCGGAAACCATGCAAATTTTTCATGGGCTTTTTCTACCTTGTCGAAATAAGCACTTATATGCTTCATACAGCCATAGGTGCCTTAATGCTTGGCATAGGATTATAGTCTTTTAATTTGTATTGCGTAGGAGTAGTTGCTAACAATTGATCTAGTGTAGCAAATGCAGGCATTTCTAGTGTAGGTGCTTTTTGTGGCTTACGACTGATCTGTTGCAACACCTGTGGAATATGATTGTTGTAGATATGACAATCACCGCCAGTCCATACAAAGTCGCCCACCTTTAACTCCAAAAGTTGTGCAAACATATGCACCAGTAAACTGTAACTTGCGATATTAAAAGGCACGCCTAAGAACATATCAGCACTACGCTGATACAGTTGACAACTTAATTCACCGTCCTGTACATAAAATTGGAACATAGTATGACACGGTGGCAGTGCCATCACAGGTACTCTATCAGCATTCCATGCACTTACGATATGCCGCCGACTCATAGGATCAAACTTAAGGCTTTCCAATACTTGTGCGATTTGATCTACATGTCCTAGTTGTGCATCCCAAGTACGCCATTGATGACCATATACAGGTCCTAGGTCTTTAGTAGTATCATTGTTTACATACCCTAGATTTTTTGCCTGATGATCTGCATTTGCAGTCCAAATAGTAGTTTTATCAACTAGTTCTTCTCGAGGTTTGCCATAATGTATTTCTGCTAGACGTCTTTCATCACTCGATCCTTCTAAAAACCAAAGCAGTTCTGACACTACACTTTTCCATGCTAGTTTTTTAGTAGTAACTGCTGGAAAACCTTTGCGTAGATTGAAACGCATTTGATAACCAAATACACTTTTTGTTCCTACTCCAGTTCTGTCTTCACGATCCTTGCCATTTGCAAGTATGTACGATAGTGCGCCTAGATATTCTTTCATTTTCTTTTCCAAATCTCAAATTTTACTTCCTCATGATCTTTTGACCATGTGCAAATAAATGTGTTTTCGATGTCTTGTAATGGCAAAAACGTATCACAGTCGTATGTGCCTGGAATACGACTTAGATAAAATTCGTCGATTATTCCTAGTGTTTGCTCAATTATATTTGGACCACCGATAATCCAAGTGATGATTCCAGGATTGTCGTCAGCATACAACCCAATTTCATGTTTTAAATCACCGTTTATATAATGATGTGCTCCTGGAAATTCTTCTTTGCGACTTGTTGCTAATATGTTTACACGTTTAGGTAATGGTCGAGGCATATGAGGATCTTCCCAAGTAGTAGATCCCATGATGACAGTATGCCCTGCTGTGTTTTCTTTAAACCATTTTAGGTCTCGACTATTATTAGGCCAAGGAAGAGTACCGTTTTTCGATACTCCTCCTTGATCATCGCATGCTAGTATTGCTTTAATCATTCTATTACCTTTATAGGGATGCTTTTTTCGACAAACATCTCATATTTGTTTGGGACCATATCCCACTCGGCAGCATCTGCAGGCGGCTCTAGTTCATCTATAATATTAGGCCATTCGGCAGAATGACGCCTGTTAATTTCTTCCCAACGAATGCCTTCTTCAGTAGAAAGGGCATTTTCTGGTACGATAGCATTCACTGGACATTCAGGTTCACAAACACCGCAGTCAATGCATTCGTCTGGGTTAATAACTAGCATGTCTGGTCCTTCGTAAAAACAATCTACAGGACAAACAGCTACACAGGTTGTATGTTTACATTTTACGCAATTGTCTGTTACTAAGTATGTCAATTTAACCTCGCTAGACGGATAAGAGTTGCCGCCAAATTAATTTCTGGATCTACCACAAGTGTATGATCAACCATACCTTGCTTAATAATTAGCACTGCTTGGTCTTGTTGTTCCTCGCTTCCGAATAGTTCGATGTTATCATACAACCAGCGATATACATCTTCCATTTCTTCTGCACGAATCTTGCCACACAGTAGTTTACGTGCTTCTTGTATTTTACCTGCTTTGAAAAGTTCTACCATATCAACTTTCCAATCTGCTGCTCCTGTGTCACCTTCGCCTGGAGCAACTAACATACCATCTTGCGAATTCATCTGCACCATATTAATACACTTGCGCAAGTCTGGATATGTTGCTTTTACATAGGTATCGAGCGTATCCAAATCAGGAGTAACACCTTCGGTAATAAGGATTTCAGCAACTCGAGCTGTGAATTCAGTTTGGTCAATTTTAGCAATGTGGAAACCTTGACACCTAC